AACAATCAACCACTCATTGCTTGAGTCATTAAAGCCAAGCGGTACGGTATGGTCATTTACCATTAGGTCAGATAACGATACATTGCATTTATATTCTGCAAACTCAAATGTTGTTACATTAAAAATTGGAAAAACTGCAGAAGAAATTGCTGCAGAGCAGGCAGCATCTGAGGCCGCTATAGCAGCCGCTACCGCAGAAGTTGCCAGATTAGCAGAGGTTGCAAGATTGGCTGAAGTTGCACGACTAGCAGAAGTTGCCAGATTAGCAGAAGTTGCCAGACTTGCTGAAGTTGCCAGACTTGCAGAGGTTGCACGACTAGCAGAAGTTGCCAGACTTCAAGCAGAAGCAGCAGCAGTATTGGCGGCACAGCAAGAGGCTGCAAGAATCGCAGCCATCACTGCAGAAGTTGCCAGACTTGCAGAGGTTGCACGACTAGCAGAAGTAGCAAGACTTGCAGAAGTAGCAAGACTTGCAGAAATTGCTAGGTTAGCAGAAGCAGCAAGGCTTACAGAAATAGCAAGACTAGCAGAAATAGCACGACTAGCAGAGGTTGCAAGACTTGCTGAGGCAGAAAGACTTGAGGCTGCAAGAATTGAAGCAGCACGACAGGCTGCAATAGCAGAAGCAGAAAGACTTGAGGCTGCAAGAATTGAAGCAGCACGACAGGCTGCAATAGCAGAAGCAGCAAGGATTGAAGCAGCAAGAGTTGAAGCAGCACGACAGGCTGCAATAGCAGCAGAACAAGCACGACAAGCAGAACTTGCTCGTCAAGCAGAGTTAGAACGAATTGCAGCAGAAGAGGCTGCAAAGGCAGAGGCTGATAAAAAAGCAGCAGAAGAGGCTGCACGATTGAAGGCTGAAGCAGACGCCAAAGCAGCAGCAGATGCTAAGGCTGCAGCCGACAAAGCAGCAGCAGAGCGTGCAGAAGAAGAAAGATTAGCAGCCGAAGTTGCTAAGGCTAAAGCCGCAGAAGAAGCCAGACTTGCTGAGGAACTTAGATTAAAAGCAGAAGCAGAAGCAAAGGCTGCTGCAGAGTTAAAAGCCAAGCAGGAAGCAGAAGCAAAGGCTGCTGCAGAGTTAAAAGCCAAGCAGGAAGCAGAAGCAAAGGCTGCTGCAGAGTTAAAAGCCAAGCAGGAAGCAGAAGCAAAGGCTGCTGCAGAGTTAAAAGCCAAGCAGGAAGCAGAGGCTAAAGCAGCAGCCGATAAAGCAGCAGCCGATAAAGCAGCAGCCGATAAAGCAGCAGCCGATAAAGCAGCAGCCGATAAAGCAGCCGCTGACAAGGCTGCTCAAGAAACAATTGGTGTAAAGCCAAATAGTCCTGAACAACTTTCCGACACAGTAGTGAAGGAAGCACCAACAGAAGTGTTAGTACCGCATATCCAACAAGATGTTAAAGGTGTGGAAAATGGTGGTATTGCATTTTTTGGTACGAAGTCAGCCCCACAAGTAGTACAAGAAGATGGAACACTTACACCAGCAGCACCGCCCCCAGGTTCAGGATTACCTATTCCACCTGAAGCAATTACTACAACTGATACTTTTATTGGACAACCAGGTGGAACAACTTTTAATGCTCCCGATATTGCTGTACCTGTAATTCTTGTTCCTTTAGAGGGAACTCTTGCAGTAGTACCTGGAGCAGAAGCGCTAAATGAAGCATTCGTCGCAATGGCGAACATCGGTAATGATATGTCACCCGTTACAAGAAAGAAAGCCAAGAAAATCTTGGTATTAACAGTTGTTATTGCCGCCGTCAGAAGGAGATTTAATTAATGAAACAATTCTTTAAAGATATTTCAGCAGATTTTTTTAGTGAAATTTGGACATTTGTTGGGTTGTTCTCAGCCTGGTTAGTCCTTACAGGAAGCGCCAAAACCGTTATCGGTAAGGTTACTTTGATTTCATTCATCTTTTGGATTATTACGCTTAGACTGCGTAACCCAAAAGAATAAAGAACAATTAGTCTAGGGCACTTAGTAAGGAGAAACATGGATATCAATACACTTAAGTCTGCAGGAGCAACTTGGCTTCGTGCAAGTCTTGCGGCATGTGCTGCTCTCTATATGAGCGGAATTTCAGACCCAAAGACACTTGCTAATGCATTTGTCGCAGGTCTACTTGGACCAGCAGCAAAGTTTGTAAATCCAAAAGACCCATCATACGGTTTCGGCAAGAAATAATTTAAAGGAGCAGCACCAGTGACAATAACAAATTTCTTTATGACTCTTGGAATTGTTGCTGGTGCTCTCATTAGCCTAGGAGTGCTCTTGAGCCCATTGTATAAAAGAATTAAAAGATTTATGGAATGGATGGAGCGCTTTATGCGTGACTGGGAAGGTGAAGAAGCCTCACCAGGAAGAGATAGAGTTCCAGGAGTTATGGAACGACTCAATAGCATGGATGGAGAACTTAGCCAAAATGGTGGTTCCACAACGGTCAAAGACCGAGTAGACCGCCTGTACGAAAACCAAAGCGACGTAATGAACAAGCAAGATATTTTGTTAGAGGCCTTTGTGGAGATGGGCGAACGTCTTATCTCTATTGAAAATTGCTTAAACAAATCTGAGGTTACTGCTACAACTCCTATAGTTTAGAGGAAGATAGTCCTATGACCAACCTAGGCCCTCAGTTCCAGACAAAAGACTGGAATCCTTTTTTAGGTGCATCTCACCTACTTAATGAAGCCACGGCGTATAGTAAGTACTACAGTCGCGCCATGGCTCAGCAACGGGTTCACAATCAAAATGTACAAAACCATGTAAACCCACAACAACCAGCACAACCGACACAATCGAAACAACAACTACCAACGCCAGAAACCACTGGAGCCCCAACTCCAGGTTACTTAAAACGTGGACCAATAAACCCATCAACGACAGGAGCACCCGTGCCAGGAACACTAAAGAACAACACAGCAATTAATCCCATTACAGGAGCAAAGGTACCAAGAGTTCCAACAAAGAAAAAGGGTGCTAAGCCAACTGCGCCAGGAACTAAACCAAAGAGACCGTAATGTCTGGAGCACTCAACAAAGACCACGAATCGTATGAGCATTTTAATGCTGGCTTTAAATCTCGTCATGCTCCCTTGAGTGCTATTGATAAGAAGATGTTAAACTTTGCCGTTAAACTTTCACGGCAACCAGCAACAAAAGCACATGGTCAAATTCTAAATCACTTTGGAATGTACCCACCAGAGTTCTGGACTCGTTCTCAGCGTTTATCAGACCATCCAGATATCTCACCAAAAAATAAAGAAACACTGTCTTATATTTTTCCAGACCCATCTCGTCCAGGACCAATGGAAGGTGGAGCCCCAGTAAATACTGAGGGTAAATCATTTAGTCACGGATTGGAGTGGTAATGAAATGTGCAAATTGCGACAACAAAGCGTCGTATGAATATCGTGTAACAAAAAATAAATCCCTTTTTTATTGTGGTAAAGACTTACCTAAGTTCTTAGAAGAACGTAGGAAGGCAGGGTTATTAACAATTACTGACCAGTTTAGTGAGGATTTAACATCTGCACTTGATGCTCTCAGTACTACACCTGTAGAGGTTCCTACTGAAGAACCTAAGCCCAAAAAGAAGACTGATAAAAAGTCTGAAGAGTAAATGAAACTTATTCGTAAGTTTGCAGTACAAGGCCACTCAATACCGCAATCAACGCATAGCCCTAGAGGGCCATTTCCTCCTGAAGTTTTAGCAGGACCACAGATGACTCTGGAAGAAGGGCACGCAGATTCTCTCCATGTGGGACTTGATGATGTTCGATTCTTCCAGTGCAAGGAGTGCCACACAGTTCTAGAAACACATGAACTTAAAGACCACGATTGCTCTGATTTTAAGTAGACTTGTCATGCCTCTAAGCGCATGAGGCTTAAACTAACTCTAGAGAATAGGTAATACACATGACGGTAAATAACGTAGGGAACTTGCTAGATACAAGTGGGCAAGTAGCAGTAGATTTTGTATGGGGAAATATGCCTATGCAACCAAATGATGACCGCCCAAATGCTGTAGGAGCAGTTGGAACCCCTGGTCGTCTTGACCCAGATGCTTCAATTCATGAAATTGCATTATCAGGGTGGGGTGGTTATCCACTCTTTACAGCAAATGACCCAGGAGAAGAACTTTCTGGCGTTGCTTATATTAAAACTCCAAACGTACTTGGCTACACCGCTACACAAGCAGTTGATGCTCTAAAAGATGATGGTTATCTTGCAGGCAGTATCACTAACACAACTGGTGTAACAAACACTGCTTCAACAATCACAGCAGTGGCACGTACAGGTACAACAGCAACAATCACCTCTTCAGGTGCTGGTGCTAAATATCCAGTTGGAACAAAGATTACAGTTGCATCTCTTGTATCTCCAAATGATGTGCTTAACGGTACATACACAGTTACAGCAGTTGCTACAAACACTGTTTCTTACACAACCGAAACTTCAGGAACCCTATCAACATCGGGTCTTACAGTTTCTGGTTTGACTGGTGCAACAACAACTGTGAAAACTCAATCAGTTGCTCCAGGTGCAAACAGCAAGACTTCAGCAAGCGCAATTACAATTACTTCTTGGGCATAGTCCTAGTTTAACTATGGGAGTTCGTCCTACAGGTGGCGGAGGCACTCGGAATAACCGAGTGTCTCAGCCGTCTGCCCAAGAACAATTGGGCGCCTTTTATGGTTTCAGTAAAAATCAAACAGATAAGATTCAAAAGATAACAGGTGTAGATAATCCATTCCAAGGATTACCAACCTCTGCCTCTAAGGGAGAGTTTGGAGAGTACAAAGAGATTATTAGCATGCCAGATACTATGAAGTACTTTAAATCTGATAAGCAGCATGCAGATATGGGTTACACACAAAACCTTGCAGGTCTTCCATATGAAGCCGATAGTGGATATGCTCGTCCCTTTTATGAGGAGGACTTATCTATACCAGGCTATAAAGGTCCACAGTACGAAGAAGATGACAGTCCAGCGGCATTGACTGTTGTTCCAACCTCTACAACTAATCCAGAGCGACCTCGTACCGTAGCCGCTGGCTATGATGCTGAGGAAGAAAAGATTACAGTTGTCTTTCGTGATGGAACCTTCTATAATTATTATGAAGTAAGCAATACGGAGTGGCAAGCATTCAAGACACGTGTCTCAAAGGGTCAGTACATCTATAAGTACCTAGACTTTAAACCACGTGGGGCAGCAGACGTACAGGGCATCTCTCAGACAGCACGTAAGGCGTTCTACAAGTTAAGCCGTGCCTCTCAGATTAGTGCTAAGGGCAAGAAAACTAAAGCACTCAAATAGGGGAGTAAATGCCAAAGGCACACGAAATCGGACCAGTATTTGTACAAGTAACAAATTTCCCCTATGAATGGGGCTCAAAGTTCTTTGTACGTGGATGGACACAGGAAATTGACGAGCCGTTTAGAACTGCAACCCCTTTTATAGTACGATTACCCAGGTACAAGGCCTTGGTGTTTGGGAGATGGACAGGTATGAAATCTGAAGAAGAAGCACTAAACGGAGCACTAGGAAGACGGGATGTAACAGAGGATGATTTTTCGGAAGAAGCAGGTTGGACACCAGCCCCAGACTCGGATAGAGAAGCGAGTAGCCACAATCTCTACTCCAGATTTAATAATATGGATGGAGCAAGCGATGTTTACGATTGGCAAGCATATCACTACGTGGCAACGCAGTCAGAATCCGTCGGACCTTGATGAACTTGTTATGGGAGCAGAAGCCTTCCATGCTATTGCCAAAGAATTAAAACGTCGTTCACAGAGTGTGTTATGATAAGAACGCTTCACCTCTCTTTAGGTCAAGCGTTAACCCACCCAAAAGGTGGGTTGCGCTGTTTAATGGAGCATTATGAATGATGTTGATGAGGATAAGTTTCAAGAGATAAATCCAGATTTCTATCTCAATGAAGAAAAACCAGTAGAAGACCCCATTGATGAACCACTTGATGAACTGTCCCAACAATTTGTTGACAAACTTATCGACAAGATTATGGACTTTCTTAAAGTACTAGTAGGCCATGACCTGCACCCCTATCAAAAACCACTTGCACGTCGCATTATTGAGTCTGTCATTATTAATGATGGTGAAGAGATTACCGCGCTTGCTTCACGTCAGTCAGGAAAATCAGAGACTGTTGCTGACACAGTAGCCACGTTGATGATTTTGTTACCGCGTCTTGCAAAACTCTATCCAGATTTGTTAGGCAAGTTTAAAGATGGCCTATGGGTTGGGTTATTTGCTCCCACAGAGTCACAGGTAGAAACTCTCTTTGGTCGTGCCGTTACACGCCTTACATCAGAGCGTGCGATAGAAATTCTTGGTGACCCAGAAATTGATGATAGTGCAGCCCGCGTGGGAGGTGTGACACGTCAGATTAAATTAAAGAAGTCTGGTTCTACCATCACAATGATGACTGCAAACCCTCGCGCAAAAATTGAATCAAAGTCTTTCCATTTGATTGTTATTGACGAGTGTCAGGAGGCCGATGACTTTGTAGTATCAAAATCAATCTCTCCAATGCTTGCTTACTACGCAGGAACAATGGTAAAGACAGGTACACCAACTACAAGTAAGAATAACTTTTATCGCGCTATTCAAATGAACCGTAGACGACAGACACAACGTGGTAACAGAACAAACCATTTCCAATGGGATTGGAAAGATGTTATCAAGGTAAACCCAAACTACGATAAGTTTATTAAAAAAGAAATGTTACGTATTGGAGAAGAGTCCGATGAGTTCCAGATGTCGTACAACTGTAAGTGGCTTCTTGAAAGAGGAATGTTTGTTACTTCAAACATTATGGATGACTTGGGCGATACATCTTCGGAGTTGGTTAAGACATGGCACAAGACCCCCGTTGTTGTGGGAGTCGACCCTGCTCGCAAAACTGACTCGACAGTCGTTACTGTGGTGTGGGTTGATTGGGATAGGCCTGATGAGTTTGGTTACTTTGACCATCGAGTTCTTAACTGGTTAGAGATGCAAGGTGATGATTGGGAAGAGCAGTACTACCAAATTGTAAACTTTCTAGATAACTACGACGTCCTTGCTGTTGGCGTAGATGCTAATGGTGTAGGTGATGCCGTAGCCCAACGTCTTAAACTATTATTGCCAAGAGCCGAAGTTATGTCTGTAACCTCTAGCCCATCAGAACAGTCACGTAGGTGGAAACATCTACAGGCACTGATTCAGCGCAAAAGAATTAGTTGGCCTTCCCATGCAAAAACTCGCAGACTTCGTACCTGGAAGCGGTTCTACCAGCAGATGGTGGATGCCGAAGTAACTTTTAAGGGCCCTAATTTTCTTGTAGCAGCCCCTAATGAATCCTATGCCCATGATGACTTTGTGGACTCTTTATCAATTGCCTGCTCACTTACACAGGACTTAGTAATGCCTGAAGTAGTTGCATCTTCTAATCCTTTTTTCTAGTTAAACAATACAAATACCTCAAAAGGGTGGAAACTATCACTTAGGAAAAGACGTTTTCCATTCAAATCCTTAAGGAGTAAGAATGACAATTTCACCAGCACCTCAGTTCCCAGAACGTTCACCACAGGTATATGAGCGCAAGGGCGCTGACAACGTAACTCGTCGTGGACCACTTCGTTTTGAAGAAGGTATCGCAACCGATACCGATGTTCCAACAGATTTCCAGAAGGGCATGATGCAGGGTTCTGCAACTGCTCCAGGACGTCCAAACCGCAACGCACCCGTATGGGATAAGCCTGCTGCTGAGACTCTTTCAGAGCGTGCACATGTGGGCTCTGCAGCATGGGTAGAAGCACCAACATTCCTCGGTGAGTTTGCACATGGCACAATGAATGACTACTCAGCCGCAAAGATTGAGACAGTTGCTCGTTCAGGTGGACGCTCACAGCGTGTCTCACCAACAGTCGTAACAGACTAATTTCACAAAGACGCTGATGCTCCCTTACACTAGTGTGAGGGAGATAAAGCGCATTCAGAGGAGAACACGTGAAGAAACCTGCTAACCCAAGACTGTATGCAACTATTGTTGCTATGGCACGGGCTAAGTATTCTTCGTACCCAAATCCAGGGGCAAGTGCATGGGTACACAAACGCTACATACAAAGTGGCGGACAGTTTATAGAAACGACTGAAGCAACTCGTCGTGCAGGAATGGCAAAGAAAAAAGCAGATAAAGAACAAGCAGAAAAACGTTCTGATAAAAAAGAAGATAAGAAAGAAAAGAAGAAGTAATGTCATTTCTTGATTTTAGTCCTCCGTCATACAGAGCAGCCTCTTCTGATTTAACTATCTCTATTTCTCCGCTTGGTTTAGTAGAACTTGCCGATGAAGAGTTTGAAGTTCATGGACCGCGCTTAAATCGTTACTCACTTAACTGGGCGATGTACTTGGGACACCATTGGGGTTATCGTAGAGAACAAGGCGAAATGCAAATCGCCGTTAACTACTACCGTGCATTTAATGATTACCTATCACGTTTTACATTTGGTAATGGATTACATTTCCGTTCACCAAAGGCAACAGAAGCAATTGTTCCAGACCGCCTAGAGCGTATCTGGGAAGTAGACAACGACAAGATGCGTGTTCTACTTGAGATTGGACAGCAAGGCGGCATCACTGGTGACGTCTTTGTTAAAGTTGCATACGAAGAGGCATGGACAGATTCTGCTGACCATTTCCATCCTGGACGTGTTCGTCTTCTACCAATGAACTCTTCATTCTGTTTCCCTGAATTTCACCCACACGATAGAACTCGCTTGCTACGTTTTAAGCAGAAGTATCGCTTCTGGGGAACATCTCTTGAAGGTACACGTCAAGTGTTTACCTATACTGAAATTTTGACTGACGACGTTATTGAAGAGTACGTCAACGACGAGTTAATCGACTCTCGCCCAAATCCACTTGGATTAATTCCAGTGGTACATATACCGAATGTTCCTGTTTCAGGTTCGCCATGGGGTCTCGCAGACGCTCACGACATCATCACTATCAACCGCGCATATAACGAAATTAGCACTGATGTCGCTGACATCATTAACTACCACGCATCACCTGTAACGGTAATCGTGGGTGCTAAAGCCTCCAATTTGGAAAAGGGTGCTAAGAAGGTTTGGGGCGGTCTTCCAAAAGATGCTCAAGTCTTTAACCTAGAAGGTGGCGCTCAAGGTATCGAAGGTGCTTTAAAGTATCTTGAATTATTAAAGCGCTCAATGCACGAAATTATGAACATCCCAGAAACCGCACTGGGTCAAGTTCAAGCAATTTCCAACACATCAGGTGTTGCTCTTTCTATTCAGTATCAACCATTAATGAATCGCTATTCACAAAAGGTAGCCCAGTACGGCAAAGGAATAGAGCGAGTTAATGAGTTAGCACTTCGTACTCTTTACTTAAAAGAGCCAGAGACGATGCTCTACAACCCAGACTTTGATGGGCCAATTAAAGAGGGTCAGTTACCACAACTAGACCCTAATGACCCTATCTCGTACATGAACTACGCACACTTCCCACCTCCACTTCCATTGGATAAGTTAATTGCTTTAAATGAAATCCAAACTAAGTTGGGTATGGGACTTGAGTCTAAGGAGGGTGCACTTCGCACTCTTGGCGAGGAGTTCCCAGAAGAGAAGTTAGAGGAGATTCGTCAAGAACTTATCTCTGATGCCGAAGCCGATGGAGCCCTGCAACTAGTCAAGATTCAGA